CTGTATTCTACAGTATCACTTGGATTTGCTGTTCCATATTGAATAGCCCAAATATTAGACCATTTTGCTAATCCCCAAAAATCATTATCATTAATTGTATATCCAGTTCCAGCGGCATCACCACTTTGTTTAATAACAAGTTTGTCATCAAATACTACTGTCCATGTTGCGTTAGTTGCCATAATTTCTCCTACGTCTTAATAATATAAATAATTGTTAAATAAGGTTGAACAACCGAAGTTGCATCACCTGTAAATGTTGCACTCATATTGTGAGAGTGACCTGTTCCAGAACCTTGGTTTCCTGTATTAGCCGGTATAGATGATCCACCTTTAGGCGAACCATTATTACCAGGGTTGTTAGCGTTAGCTTTTTGATAAGGGTGTGAGTGTGATGCAAGTTGTGCTGTTGATAAAGTTGCATTCGCTGTAGAGCCTCCAACGTTTCCAGTTGAAGTTACTGTATTTGCTCCACCAGTAGAGGCTAAAGCTTTAGTTCCAGATTTACCCATTGCAACGTTGTCTTGCAAGTCTGGTAAATTAAATGTAGATGCACCATCACCAGCTCCATAAGTTGTACTTATGATTGCAAACAAAGCAGAATAAGTTGATCTTGATACTGCTGCACCATTACACTCTAAGAAACCTGATGGTATTGAAGCAGAAGACCACGGCACAATAGTTGCTGTAGGAATTCCTTCGATACCAGTAAGATTTGCTCCGTCGAAATCGTATTTTGTTGCTTCGTAATTTGACATATTCTATTTCTCCCTGTAGCTCCAACCTGTTGTTGCGTCTCCCGAACCACTAAGTCTGATGCTGCATTAGCTATATTAGAGCTGTTTCTTCCAACAGTCAATGCGTTACTATTAAAATCATAACCTTGGTCCATGAATGATACTTCATCACCAGTGCTTGGCGATGCAGGTAGTGTAATTGTAACTGCTCCACCACTCGTATTTACTAAAAGTTGAGCTCCAGCTTGAACAGTTTCTGCCGCTGAGACTACTCTCCAGTTTCTTTGTTCAGATAATTTTACAACATTTGTACCATCAGAATATAATACATAATTGTTTCCTTCACATAAAAGCACACCTGTGCCTGATGATGTTTTGAAAGTTAAAGTGTTTCCTGCATGATCACATGCGTTTTGCACGTGATAAACTTTTTCAATTGAATCT